TGGGCTTTACTAACACTGATTGGAATAGACATATTACCACAGCTAAACATATAAAAACAACGAATAACAACGAAAAAAACTTGGAAAACTTAACACCTAAACACATTTGTAATATTTGTGAAAAGGAATATAATGACAGAGCTGGTTTATGGAGACATAAAAAGAAATGTTTTGAAAAAGAAAATATAGAAAAATCAGAAAAAGATGACACAAATATAATACAATATGAAAACGCAATAACACCAGAATTGGTAATAGAAATTATTAAACAAAATCAAGAATTACAAAAGCAAAATAACGAATTACAAAAACAAATGTTAGAGGTAATAAAAAATGGCACAAATAACACGAATATTAACAACAATTGTCATAACAAAACTTTTAATTTACAAGTATTTTTAAACGAAACATGTAAAGATGCGATGAACATTATGGATTTTGTAGATTCAATTAAGATTCAGCTATCCGATATTGAAAGCATAGGTGAATTGGGTTATGTTAATGGAATGTCTAAACTAATTATTAAACATTTAAATGCGTTAGACGAAAACATGAGACCAGTTCATTGTAGTGATCCTAAAAGGGACTCATTATATGTTAAGGATAAAAATGTCTGGGAAAAGGAAGACCCTGAAAATAAGAAAATTAAAAAGGCAATTAAATACATTTCCAATAAAAATATTTGTGCATTACCTGAATGGAAAGCAAAGTATCCAGATTGTATTTATAGCGATTCGAATAAAAGCGATCAGTACAACCATATTGTATTAGAGGCAATGGGTGGTTCTGGTGATAACGACGCAGAAAAGGCAGATAAAATAGTGAAAAAAATAGCTAAGGTGGTAACAATCGATAAACTTTCTAACCAGTAATTGTATACACAGTAGTATCAGTCTCCGCCTTTTTCGCTTTCGCTTCCTCTTCCTTTTTCAAAAACTCGTTATAATTTTTCTCCATTGTAGCTGTATTAGTATTACAACCTCTAGTTGTAATTTTAAGTTGAACGATTGATGTTAGCAAAATACCAGTATAAATATACCATAATGCTTCACCAATATTATCTCTAGTTACAACCAAATCAAATAATTTTTGTCTAATATCCTTTGTTTCTGCAGAATTATCATCTCTATATTGCGGTTTTTTCAATGGATTTAAAATTTTCCAATAATCTAGAAAATTATCAGGTACAATTTGATTTATTAATATAGATGTATTTCCACAAATTTTAACAATAGTATCAGCTGCGTCTTCTAATGCTTCTCTCTCTTCTTTAGTTTCATTACCAGTCATTTTTTTCTCAACATCTCTGTTTACTAATAACTCAGTAATTATTTGTGTAGCGGGTCCAGAAATATAAAAATATCCAATTACATCCGAAAAAGCACTTTTAAATCCAGGATATATTATTAGAACCATAATTATAACTCCAAATATTAGGGACCAAGGAACAAACGTTAAAACCCCGGCAGCTCCTATATTTTCAGATATACTTCCTCCACAAGTTGTAGAAATAACTGAGGCATTTACAATAAATTGAATTAACATAACTAGTGCTAAATAAATACCTAAATACAAATAATTATTTTTACTGTATTCTTCAAATTTTTTAGGGTCTATTAGGTCATCATATAATAAGGCCGGCTTTAGTGCCATATAATAAAATACGGTAGTTAGTATGAAAGTGATGATATTCATATAAGAATTAGCCATATAGATATTGTGTATAATATTTTTTAGTTTAATAAAAGTATTTAATATGGATTTCAATGACTTCGAAAAGCCTAGGTTAACAGAACCAGGAATTAAGTTTTTTTTAAATGAAACACTTAAACAGTGTCATGTATACAAAAGTAACTATAATAATATATTAATAAATATTGTACTACTTGTATGTTTTATGTTAATTTTAGGAGCAATATTATTTTATAAATACAAAGGTAGACTAACACAAGTAGAAAAAGACCGAAAAACTAAAGAAAAACAACAATACATATTGTCAAAAGTTAAATCATTTCAAGAGGCAAAAAGAACAGCACATCAAGAATTAATTAGTGGTTTACCTGGTTGGGATAGTGAATATGATATAATAAATAATAAAATTAAACTATAATAAATAATAAATAATAAATAATATATATAATGATAACATTCAATGAAGCATTAAATAATTATTATGAATTTAAGACATTATATGAAAACTCATACAACAAAGAAAAACGTGACATAATTAATAATAAGAAATTAAGTTGGAATGAAAAAAGAAGCAAATTTCAAAAATTAAAACCTAAGTGTATAAATTGTAAAAGACCTGTTGGAACATTATTTTCTAGAAAATTTACAAGTGATAATTCACGTGAATTTAAAACATTATCAGCGGTTTGTGGTGATAGAGTTAAACCTTGTAAATTAAATATAAATCTTAAATTAGATAATGTAGAAACATTAGAAGAAAATATTAAAGACCTAGATAATAGTATTCAAGAAGATAAAAATGAAATTATAAAAAAAAAGAATGAACTACTTTTTGGATATATTACAACTGAAAATGCGATTAACAATTTTGAAGCTTTTAAAAATGACTTAAATGATTTATATGAATTAAAAAATTTTTTCTTAGAATTATTAATTAGCAAAACAGATAATGAAGAGAAAAAAAAGGAATTGAAACAATTGTTAACAGAATTTTACGTGATAATTAAAAATATAGGACAAGATATAAAAGACGCAAACGCAGATAATAATATTCAATTAGTTGAAGACACTATAAGAAATAATTATGTCGATTTGCTTATGAGTAAACCAGGCACTTCAGATAGTCCAGCCCAAATTGGTATGTTAGAAAAAATTAGAAATCTAAAATATATGTATAATAATGTAGAATACGATGAAGATACAAATAAATATCATTTAATTCAAAAAAAAAATACAATAGCAAGTTTAGAATCTCCACATGATTCTGAAGTTATTAGTTATGTATTCGGCGTGTTTGAAACTAAGTCAAAAACTAAAAAGACAGGTAAAAAAGAAATTAAAAATAAGACTAAAAAATTAAGAATTGAAGATGATTCATCAAGTGAGGAAAAAGCACGAGAAACAGTTGATGGTCGCCCATCTAAATTGCCAATAATTGGCGAAAATGGTTCAATTACATGGCAAGATGAAAACTATCAAAAATCCTGGAATAAGCTTTCACAAAAACACAAAGAAGAATTAGCTAAAGACCCTGATTGGTTACAAGAATCAATGGATTCTTATGCAAAAGAAAACGAAGAAAGAAAAGTTCTTAAATTCGTATACCCTCCCAATGTTATATTTCCACCTAGAAGGTTGGAAGATGGTACATATGATTTTGGTAACGAAATATATAGACAAATATCTAATGCTAATAAAGAATTACTTATGGATTATCTAAAAGATTTAGCCAGAATTGGTAAACCAGGTAATAATGTAACTAAAGAACTAGCTGATACCTGGTTTAAAGGGCGTATTGAAGAAAAAGTCTATGATTTTTTCTATCCTGTAAGGTCACAACTCATAGTACGTTAGTTACTTTAGTAGTATTTAAAGTATTAGGAGTCTAAATTATTATTATTTTAATATATATATTATTTATAAATGTTACTTAACTACATATCAATTCCAGTATTCATAATTAGTTTTTCTATAGGATTATTTTTTATTTATGTTTTAGGTCCTAAGATGAAAAAAATTCTAATTTATCCTTCTCCAGAAAATGTAGATAAGGTTTTGTTTAAGGATAATGCTGATAATTGCTTTTATTTTAAACAAGCAGAGGTCAAATGTCCTTCAGATGAATCAAAAATATCAAATATACCAATACAGGCATCTTAAAATATATAGATGTTTACAAGACTTATGTAATAATTAATATAATATTAATATTTTATTATATTAATAATGCATCTAGGTAAATTCGTACATACTGAAACAGGCAAATTGTTAATGTCTATTTTATTAGGGTTCGGGTTAGCTTCTTTATTTAGAACAGTTTGTAAAGATAAACAATGTTTAATTTTTAGAGCGCCGCATTTAGACCAAATACAAAATAAAATATACAAAAGCGGAAATAAATGTTATTCATATGTTTCTGAGTCAACAAAATGTAGTAAAGATAAAAAAATAATAAACTTTGCGTAATTATTATATACAATCATTCTTTATAATAATTATGAGTGATACAACTAATATTTTAGATTTGCCAACTGACCCAGCTGGAGGAGGAAATGTTAGTAATAATATATCTATAACTGCTAATGAAATAAAACAACCCTCAACTCAAAATAATGCCGGGATAAGTTTAGACCAAACTACTATAAGCCAAATTGTGAATGGGCTTCAACAAGCGAGCATTACTGGTGCTACTCAATTACCATCAAGAGATATTTCTATGAGTACAAATGGTATTACAACAGATCCATACGTACAACCAAACTATGTTCCTGAAATTCCTCAACAACAACAAGATTATATAAAAAATTATGAAACAAATGAAGATATGATTAATAATTATAATAAAAACGCACAAAATGCGGATTCGCTTGATGAAATGTATAATGAAATTCAAACACCTTTATTATTAGCAGTATTATACTTTTTGTTTCAACTACCATTTTTTAGGAAAAATTTATACACATATTTTCCTATTCTTTTTTCAGTTGATGGTAATTTGAATATTAATGGATTTTTGTTTACAAGTATACTTTTTGGATTATTATTTTATATGTTAAATAAGATAACAACACATTTTGGAAAGTTTTAAAAATTCGTTTCAAATATAATTAGTAAAATAATCAATTATACTAATTATATAGTATGATTCATCAATATGTTGAAAAATTTATTGAAAATTTACCAGATGAAATAAAAAATAGTGAAAACCCTATAAAGTTAGATTTAGTATTGGATGGAGGTATATTTAATGGTAGTTATTTAGTTGGAGCCCTGTATTTTTTAAAAGAAATGGAAAAAAGGAATTACATTAAAATATGCCGAATATCTGGTGCTAGTATTGGCTCAATAGTTGCGTTTATTTATATAATTGATTGCTTAGATGTACTAGAAAAATTATATAATAAAGTGTTTAATCAATTACAAACTAATTACAATTTAAATACCATAATAAATCTACACAAATTATTAGATAAATACATTCCAGAAGATGTGTGTGATAAAGTAAATAATAAATTGTATATAACATATAATAATATTCAAAAAAGAAAGAAAAAATTAAAATGTATTTACAAAAATAAAGAAGAAATAATAAATACAATAATAAAATCTAGTTATATTCCATTTTTTGTTGACGGTAATATGTTATTTGAAAATAAATATATGGATGGTGTAAATCCATATATATTTAAAATTAAAAATGATAGAAAAATTTTACATTTAGATTTATTTGGTTATGATAAAATAAAATATCTAATAAATATTAAAAATGAAAAAACAAATTTTCATAGGGTTTTAAGTGGGTTGTTAGATATACATAATTTTTTTATTAAACAAACAAATACAGATATGTGTAGTTATGTTAATGAGTGGTCTTTATTTAATAAATCGCGCAATTTTTTTAAAACAATTGTTGAAAAATTTCTTGTTTATTTTATATACTTTGTAATTCTAATACAAAAATGTATTCCAATCAATATGAAAGATTATGTATTATATAAAATACTGTCAAAAATAACATATGAAACATATGTAATTTTATTACAAAGCTATTGTATATAGGTTAGGCTATATTATTTTTAAAATTTTAATATAATTGTTTTTTATTTTTTTTAGTTTTGTTTTTACCCCAAAAATTAAATGTGTAGTTCTTTTTTTTAGGCTTAGCTTTATTCTTTATAGTCTTTGTTGTTTTTACACTTGTTGATGATTTAGATTTTTTTTTATTATTTTCATCCTTTTTTTCAGTCTTATCCTCTGGCCTATAATTTAAAAACCATTCATCATATTCTTTTGTACCTTTCTTATTTTTTAATTCTTTAAATTTTTCTGCCTTTTCTGCTCTTATTTCTTCAATAGAATCTTGATGGCCGTAACATGAGATACTGAATCTTTTTAACACACCTTTTTGCTCCAATCTATTTTTTTGTTGTACCTCAAATAAAAATTTTGACATACATAAAATTCTATCAGAAAACTCTGTATAATAAGGTCTATTGGTGTATAAAAAGGCTAGGTAAAAACTCAACATAGTATCAATAGTGGCTATTTTAACACTTTGCCCTTTATGACTAATTATGTTATAACTATGACATCCTATTGGTTTATATATAAAAACAATAGAATCATTTCCTACTTTAATTTCATAATGTTCGGGAACAATTTCGCCAACGGCATTTCTTTTTAAAATTTTTACATTTTTAATATTAATATCTTTTAAACGCTCTTTAACGATTTCAGCTGTTGTTTCTGGGTCATTAGATAATACATCAAAATCTGCTATTTTCTCTAATTTTTTTTGTAGTTTATGAGGCATATATTCAGAATAAAGGGAAATAGCGTAACCTCCAAAAAAAATCACGCTTTGGTTAACAAGTGTACTTTGAACGGTTTCATAAATTGCGTCTTCGTTAGATGAGTCTTCCATTTCTCTTTGAAAATCAATATCGTGACAATTTATTGAAGCTATTGGATAATGCTTATTTAAAATAGTTAATCTTTTTAAAACCTTTTCCCAACGGCTAGTATCGCCTGCTGGTCTACTTAATTCTAAATACATTGACATTCTTAAAAAATTTGGTGGAGCATATAAAATACCCGCTACTCTTAAAGAATCTTTTTTTAAAGAATTATAAATTTCTTTTGGAATTTTTGTTAAATCCGCAATAGGCATATAATTTACATAAACTTTAAATGTTCCGTGATGCTGACCTGCTTTGGCTTCAACATCTGTAAATCCTTCTTTAAAATATATATTAGATAATTCTTTTGCATCTTCTAATGCATTTATTGTAAAAAAATCGTAATCTGGAATTTCAACGTCCTTATCATAAAACTGGTCTTCTTTTGGTAAAATATTATTAATGGCTGTTCCTCCGTAACATATAAGATTCTTTTTCTTAATAAAATTTTCAACTATTTTTATTATTTGCTGAACTTCTTCTGAGTTTACTACACGTTTACCTATTTTTTCTTCTGCTTTGTCAACTGCTATACGTAAAATTGCCAGTTCACAATCTTCAAAAGATAAATCTTTACAAATCTTTTGCTTCATATATAATATTAATATAATTATTTATATAAATATTATACTTTTATACCTTTATAACATGGTCTAGTGTTATGGCTTCTTTATTAGAAGATAATAAATATATACTTGTTTTATTAAATATATTATTACAACCAGTACATTTAAAATGGTAATCGTTTATTGAAACAAATTTTCCAACCAAATTCGGAGGATTATTTTTACTTTTACATACAGGACAATCATAGTTTACACCATCACGTTCTTTGATTTTTGATAATTGTAAACCCATTTTTATTATATAAATTATTTTACTTTAAATACTTATTATTATATATATTATTCATATATTATATATGAATCCTCAAAATGATGATGAACTAGCTGATTTTTTACCAGCACAACCTAATTTACTTCAAGCACAACAAATGCAACAGGCATACCAAGCGCAACAAAATCAACTTCAACAATTAGAACCCGGTGCTCCACCAGCTCCAGGACCAGGAATTGGAGGTAGATTTAAAAAATCTAGAAGACATAAAAAAATTAAACGTTCTAGAAGACATAAAAAAACTAGACGTTCTAGAAGACATAGAAAATTAAGGCGTTAAGATATTAAATCTAAAACTTCAACATCATCATCTTGTTTGTATTGTTTCTTATTTCGCTTAGATTTCTTTTTCTTTTTACTCTCATCCGTAGCAATAGACTCTTCAGCAGTACGTGATTCTTCAGCAGTAGGAGCCTCTTTAGCAGGATTAGCATCTTCAACCTGAATAGGGACTGAACTATTCTCTACAACAGGTTCAAACTCTTCTATATATGTATATGAAACTGTAGATTTATCATCAGATTTAAATTCTTCGGTTGATGTAGGTTCTGTTTCATCTGTAGATTTAAATTCTTCGGTGGATGTAGCTTCTGTTTCATCTGTAGATTTAAATTCTTCAGTGTATGTAGGTTCTGTTTTTTCAGTAGAAATTATAGTATCAACAGATTTAATTGTAGTCACATCTTCAAGTTCATCTATTATTTTTGACGCGTCAACTTCAGTTTCAGTTTCATTTTTAGGTGGCAATTCTAGAGGTTTTGGTTTTGATTGAAATAATCCCATTTATTAATAATATGTATTACACTTTTAAGTATATATTATTTTAAATATTTAAAAATCAAAACTATAAAAATCAGTTGTGACATTTCGTGTTTCATAAGATAATGCTGGGTCTTGCGTAGTTGGTTCCGGAATTGTTACTGGTTGATATCTTAAGTCTTGAGGTTTCAAACAAAACGCATATCCGCAATTATCAAAAAATAATGTACTTTGAAGCAAATAATTATCAACTGTTTGATAACGCATTGCTACCATTTGACAACCCGCATCTCTAGATAAAACACCATTTGGGTTTACTGGGTTTGAACCACTATCAGGAAAAACAATCGTCATATTTCTTTTATTGTATTCTCTCAATTCATCTAAGTCTGGGTTGTTTTTAACATCATAATAACTATATGCTCTCATGAATATGGAATTACTTGTCATATTCACATATTCCATTAAATCCTTGTTTTCCAAAAATGCGGTATTGCTTCTATCGAAAATAAGTATTACTTTATTCATAAAATTTAGCAAGGGCTCTCCACCGAGATTATGACCCGCAGTCTCATAACTATACTCTTTTCCAAGCAATATTGAATCATATGATTTAAAAATATTTGCTAAATTGGAATACATACTTTGGTTGTTAGACATAAATCTTAAATGAATTAGTATTGGGTCAGTAAAATTAGGGGCTGTACTACCTGAAAAAGCGTAATTTTGTATTGTTGTCATAACCTGACTAAAGTCAACAGAATTATAGGTTTCTTTAATGTAATAATTATCAGCTGTTGATGTTGCTACTACAGGCTCGTTATCAATTGAATATATTTCAAAATCCAAACCTCTTACACCTTGCTTTAAAACAGCTTTCAAATTACATATATCAACAACATCATTTTTATAACTGCCTCCCGAACAGCAATTATATGCTGTTTTAACATAATACTCGTTAAGATTTCCACTGCAATCTTCGTCGCTAGCGTTAATAGAACGAATATTTCCGTTTAATGTACCATATATATCGTTCATGTAGGAGCATTCCCTACTAGGTAGCTTTGTTAAATATATTATGTATACAATCATCAGAATAACTAATAATAAAATAAAACCTAAAATCATATTAGAAATAAAATCGTCTTTCATATTAGAAATTGAGCTTAAAGCATTATTTAATGGATTTGCTGCTGGTGCTGGACTAGACATACTTAATATATTATATTATTTTTAAAATATAAAGTATCTTTTATTTTCCATATATTTAGGACAATTTAACTTTTATTTTAAAAGTAAGGATAAATTACTTAAATATAATATTTATATACAATATAAAACAATGCCCCGTCTTTGCGATTTTGAAACTTGTAGAAAACAGGCTAGTTATGGCGAATATTATGGTAAGCCTTTACGTTGTAAAGAACATAAAGAAAAATACATATTAGTTAATTATTTATGTCAAGAAAATAATTGTAAACTTCATTCGAATTTTAATTTTAAAGGAGAGGATAAAGTTAAATTTTGTAGTAAACATAAATTAGATGGAATGATTGATGTAAAACATAAAACTTGTGAATATTTAGATTGTAAAGTTATTCCAAGTTTTAATTTTGAAGGTCAAACTACAAGAAAATTTTGTAGTATACATAAGCAAGAAGGTATGATTAATTTTAATTCTAAATATTGTGAATACAACGGATGTAAAAACTGTAGTAGTTTTAATTTTAAAGAAGAATTAAAAGCTAAATTTTGCAGTATTCATAAAGAAGAAGAAATGATTAATTTTAATTCTAAACATTGTGAATACAACGGATGTAAAAAAATGGCAAACAGCAATTTTGAAGGAAAAATAAAATCTAAATTTTGTAGTATACATAAAGAAGAAGGAATGATTAATATTAAAAATAAAATGTGTCAACATCCAGAATGTAAAACTATGTCAATTTTTAATTTTGAAGGAAAAATAGAAGGTAAATATTGTAGTACTCACAAAGAAGAAGGAATGATTAACGTTAAAAATAAAAATAGAATTTGTCAACACCCCGAATGTAAAGCCATATCAACATTTAATTTTGAAGAAGAAACAAAATCTATTTTTTGCGGTATTCATAAAAAAGAGGGAATGATTGATATAAGCCATAAAAAATGTCAGTATTTTAATTGTAAAACTATACCAAACTTCAATTTTGAAGGTCAAATACAAGCTAAATTTTGTAGTACTCACAAAGAAGAAGGAATGATTGATATAAAAAATAAAAAATGTAAGGCGAATTTTTGTTTAGGAACAAGAGCAAGTATTAAATTTAAGGGATATTGTGCTCCGTGTTATCAACATTTATTTCCTTTAGACCCGTTAACTTATCAGATAAGAAGTAAAACAAAAGAAATTGCTACAAGAGATTATATAAATGAGAATTTTGTTGGATTTCAACATGATAAACCATTATTCACAGGAAATTGTGATTGTACAAGTAGAAGAAGAATAGACCATCGAATTTTAATAGGAAATACTCTTTTATGCGTTGAAACAGATGAAAATCAGCATAAAAGTTATGATAAAAAAGATGAAGAAATTAGGTATGATGATTTATTTATGATACATTCAGGCAAATTTGTTTTTATTCGGTTTAATCCAGATAAATATATAAATAAAAATAATAAATCCGTTAATCCTATGCTTTATACACGTTTGAATATTTTAAAAGAAGAAATAGAAAAACAAATTGAAAGAATTAAAAAGGAAGAAAATACAGAATTGTTAGAAATAATTAAATTATATTATACCGGATATAATTGATTTAGAATTAAATAACTATATATATTAATTATAATCATGGCAGGGGCTCTTATGAATCTGGTCAGTGAAGGACAACAAAATATAATATTAAACGGCAATCCATCAAAAACCTTCTGGAAAGGAGTTTATCAAAAATATACAAATTTTGGACTGCAAAAATTTAGATTGGATTTTGAAGGAGCTAAAACGCTAAGATTAAATGAAGAATCTACGTTTACATTTAAAGTGAAACGCTATGCTGATTTGCTTATGGACTGCTACTTAAGTGTAGAACTCCCAAACATATGGTCTCCTATCATGCCGCCCCAAGAAGTTGTAAATTCAGCAGGTGAAACAATATATACTCCTTGGGCTCCATACGAATTCAAATGGATTGATAATATTGGAGCACAAATGGTAAGCAAAATATTAATCACTTGTGGAAACCAAACACTTCAACAATATTCAGGACAATATCTTTTATCGGCAGTCCAGAGAGACTTTACTGGAACAAAGAAACTTTTATTCGACCAAATGTCCGGAAATGTACCAGAGCTTAATGACCCGGCAAATGCGGGCACACGTGTAAATGCTTATCCTAACGCATTTTTTACAACCAACCCTGCTGGGGCTGAACCCTCAATACGTGGCAGAATAATTTATATTCCATTGAATTCGTGGTTTGGATTAAAAAGTCAAATGGCTTTTCCTTTAGTGGCTTTACAATACAACGAACTACATATAACGGTTACATTTAGACCAATCAATCAATTATTTAGAATCCGTGACGTGTTTGATTACACAAATAATTTTCCCTATATTGCGCCTAATTTTAACCAATTTTATCAACAATTTTATCGTTTTCTACAACCCCCTCCTGATATTGCGTTAGGTCCTACATCATACATAGATACAAGAACTATCTGGAACTCTGATATACATTTAAATTCCACTTATGCTTTTCTCTCTAATGAAGAAAATCAACTCTTTGCGAAGAACGAACAAAAGTATTTATTCAAGCAAGTACATGAGAGTATTTTCTACAATGTAACAGGACCAAATAAGATTCAATTAGATTCAATGGGTTTAGTAACAAGTTGGATGTGGTATTTACAGCGAAGTGATGCTAATTTAAGAAATGAATGGTCTAATTACACAAACTGGCCGTATAATTATATACCAAATGATTTGCAATTGGCGCCTACGGCTGGTTCATTTCCAAATCCGTACCCAACTCCACCTCCACCAGCAACACCTACTCTTGGACCAGGTGAAAATCCAGACGGAACCTTAAGTGGTCTAATGATTACTGGCGATTACAGTATGCAGAATATAAGACAAATATTACTCGGTCTTGGAATCCTTTTGGATGGACAGTACAGAGAAAATATTCAACCCGCTGGAGTTTATAATTATATTGAAAAATATACAAGAACTCCTAGCAATGCTCCAGACGGGTTATATTGCTATAATTTTTGTCTAGATACGTCCTGTTTAAATTTACAGCCATCAGGTGCGATTAACATGAATCGTTTTAATCAAATAGAGTTTGAGTTTACAACAGTTATTCCACAATTGGACCCTTTGGCACAAGTTTTAACTATTTGTGACCCTGAAACGGGTGATATTGTAGGCATTAATAAGCCCACTTGGAGAATTTACGATTATAATTTCAATTTTGTACTCTTTGAAGAGAGAATAAATATGGTTATTTTTGTTGGTGGCAATGCTGGCTTACAATATGCTACTTAAAATTTAATATAATATAAAAAGCTTAAAAATAATTATTTATATTATTTTAATATGACTCAAATAAGAAGAATTATTACAAGCTCAAAAGATTTCTTCCCAAAATGTGTAGATTGTAAAAATTTTATTAAACATGTTGAAAATAATAAAGAATACAATGATTTGGGTAAATGTAAAAAGTATGGTTATTTTTTACCTAACACATTAGGAACTGTAAATTTTTATGCTCTTTCTTGTAGAACAGATGAAAAATTTTGCGGAAAAAATGGATTAAACTTTGAAAAATAAAAACTGAAAATCGTTTGAAGATACGATTCTTAACAAAAGAATATTCTTTCCTAAGCCAAAGAAAGTTCCGGAACATTATTTAATAAAAATAAAATTGATTTTATATAATTCATTATTTATGATATAAAATCATTATTTTCAAAAGCTCTTATAATTGCAATACTTTCAAAAACATTTTTATACAATGACTCATTTCAAAGTTTACTATCCTGAATGCTCTCAAAACGAACAAAATAAAATTAGAAGGGAAACTGAAATTCTTGAGGAACGTGCCCTTTTAAATCGAATTGACCGCCTGCCTTATTTCCTTCAAATGCTTATTGGAGAATTTTCCCCGGTTGTAGCAGAACAAAGACCTTTGGTTAAATACGAGTTTTTCGACAAATGGATTATTGAAAATACCGAACGCATTATGGGTTTGCTCGAAGGCTGGACGAAACCTCACATCGGTTACGTTTTAAACAGTATAATTCAGCTTGAATCGCCTGATTTTGACGGATACTTAAAAGGACAAACCTGTTACCAGCACTGGGACGCAAAATATATGCGAAAACAAATCAAGGTTTACATTAGTCATCGCACTGAAAAAATGCGCCCGGATATTTTACAAGACCTACGTCAACAGAAGACTTACATCGTTCACAAATTTGTACCCTGCCGAGTTAATCCTGCGTTTGACGAATGCCCGCCTATCAGAGTATACGGAGCCTACAAAGCAATCGAGGAATACGATACCAGAATGAAAATGAAAAAGGGAAAAAAATCCCAAAAATAAACAAACAGTAGAATAGATTTTAGTAGTTAGAGTAGTATAGCTTTTTAAATAATTATGTCATATATGGTGGAATTCCATTCGGTCGTTGAAATATGCGACAGGGTAATACGCCCTTAAATTTATTTTTATTTTTACTTTTAACTAAAAAGCTAGTTAAGTTTCTTTAAGTTACTTTGCCAATATATTATATAAAATCCAAAAATCCTACTTTTTTTCTCAAAAGTCCAGACGAAAAACTAAAAATGGACAAAAAAAATGTCCATTTTTGAAAAGTGTCCAAGGACTTTTGGAAAAACCGTGGTTTTGCTGCATAATGAAAAATTAGCGTCTGCCGACTTTTTAAATATTTTTTATTTTGTTATCATAATTTTTAATTATTTTTCAATAAAAGTATTTAGGAATATATTTTGTAGCCTTATATATATAAAAATGCTACAAAAAAATATTCAAAATATTCCATATAAATTTTATTGTAATGTTTGTGATTATGGATGCTGTAAAAATTCTCTTTATATCCAACATTTAAACACATCTAAACACAAAAATGCTACAAATATGCTACAAAATGCTACAAATATATTCCAAAAAAATTTATGTGACTGTGGTAAACAATTTCAACACCATTCAAGCTATTATAGGCATAAAAAAAAATGTTCTCAAGCTTTTGAAAAAGAAGAAAAAATAGAAGAACAAAATAAAATAATAATAGAACCAGAAAATAATATATCACCAGAATTGATAATAGAAATTATTAAACAAAATCAAGAATTCAAAGATTTGTTATTAGAGCAAAATAAAACAATAATAGAGTTATCAAAAAATAATAATACAACAAATATTAATAATTCAAACATAAATAGTAACAATAAATCATTTAACTTAAACTTCTTTTTAAATGAAACTTGTAAGAACGCTATGAATATTATGGATTTTGTAGATTCGATTAAGATTCAGCTATCCGATATTGAAAGCATAGGTGAATTGGGTTACGTTAATGGAATGTCTAAGCTTATTATTAAACATCTTAACGCATTAGAAGAAAATATGAGACCCGTTCATTGTAGTGACCCCAAAAGAGATTCCTTATATGTTAAAGATAAAAATGTTTGGGAAAAGGAAGACCCCGATAATAAAAAAATAAAAAAAGCAATCAAATACATTTCTAATAAGAATATTTGTGCGTTACCTGAATGGAAAGCAAAATATCCAGATTGTATTTATAGCGATTCGTTAAAAAGCGACCAGTACAATCATATTGTTCTAGAAGCAATGGGAGGTTCCGGGGATAATGACGCAGAAAAGGCAGATAAAATAGTAAAGAAGATAGCAAAGGTGGTAACAATAGATAAATAAATTAATTATCTCAAGTAAGCATTAGATGGAAGTGGACCTTCATCAACAAACTCACCTGTAAGTGAATAACGGTCAGGATAAGAAGGCATATTTTTTAATCCAGAAGGTTTATATCTATCATCAAATAATTTGCGCCCTTTGATAAATTTACTAGACCATTTGTCTATACCAAAATCAGGCATATCAGGTTTTTCAAATTTATCCTCAGTAACAATCCTTGCTTGAGTTCCAAACCCAGTAGTTAAAGGAGAATAATTAGGCGTAACCCCGGCGGTTAATTTTCCAGAATCATCATTGCCAATAATATTTTCTCCAGTACTTGGTGATAGTGGCGGCACTTGTGGCTCGCAACCAGGACAATCTATATCTGAAAAGCATTGCTGACCGGTAATAGAACAACGATTAGGAGGTCCGCACATATTTTTACAATTTGTAGTTGTTGTTAATGGCATGTCAACATTATGACTTGTATCTGGACTACCTGTATCACGAATAGCTTGAGTGTTAGAGTCAAAACCTTCGACAAATGCTTGTCTGGTTAATTTAACATAATTATTTGTAACTAAATAATTAATCCATTTAAAAATACATACAAAAAGTAAAAAGCTAATTAAAGCAATTAAAATATTATTATTCTGGTTTTTTGAAATATTCATATAATATTATATAATATTTTAAATTATAAATTATAAATAGTTTAAAAATATTTTTAAACTAATATTATGAAAGAAATTTTTATAGTGTATATTAACAAATCTATTTTAGGGTGTTATTCATCAGTTGATAAAGCAAAAAAGGCTATAAAAAATGCTAATTTAATAGATGATAAATGGGAAATTATGAAAATTATATTGGATAATAATGTAACAAATGAAAATATTGTTGTATGTAATCATAAAACACGTCATGATAAATATTTTTATAATCCATCAAGTTATTATGTTTTAACACCTATTTATAGTGTATATAATATTAATACCCATATAATTGCGGGTGTGTATTCATCAATTACTAATACTAAAAAAAATATTATGAGCTCAGAACATACAATAAAAGAAAAATGTCATATAATAAAAAATAATTTAGATGAACCTTTATTATTAAATATGAATATTATTGATAAACATAATATTACAACATAAGCAAATTCAACAAAAATATTATAATTTATTTTATATTATTAATATAAGTATAAATGTCATCTACAAGTGATACTGACGCTATTGATGAAAAAAAAGGAGAAGATACAAATTCTGAAGAAAATTTTGGAAAGGATATAGGTAAATTTTTTGTATCATTAATAATATTAATACTTGGCTTATTATTATATTTTTCAGCAGCTGGTAGTGTATTGTATGCTTGTAAAATAGGTCAAGCAAATATTTTGCCTACTGATGAAAACTGTATGCCATATGAAAGCAATACACCAAGCGTACAACCAATTCAAATAAATATTTTTGAAACGATGTTTAAAGACCCAGCATTATCACAAAAAATAAAATTTCCTTACGAAAGAAACAACACAAGTACAATTTTAGATATGCTAAGAGATTGTAAACAAAAACCTAGTACAAGCAACATAACAGCATATTTAATTTCAATTATTGAAGGTTTATTTGTTTTTAATTTTTCTGCTTTAAATACCTTTTTAAATTTATTAAATCAAGTTCCTGAATGTATAATACTTATTTTTGGTCCAATATTTATGATGTTTTACACATCAATTTTGATTTTGGTAGACTTTTTTTATGTAATATATTTATGGTTTTATCAAATGTCATGGTTTTTTTCAGTGAACACAAACACAAGCGATACTGGAAAACCAAAATGGCAAACCACACTAACGTTTGGTAAATTGTTTGTGGGATGCTTTTTAGCATTTGCGTTTTTTATACTTTTTTGGATAGGATTAGTAGTAGTACCATTTATTCCATTTATGGCACCAATAGTAATGTTTATTTCTATAGGTACAATATTAAGTTGTAAAGGTGAAATGAATAATAAGGTTGTTTCAGTTGCTTCAATAATTAAAGATGTGTTTAAATACAATAAGGTAACAATTTCATCAGTAATTTCATTTTTTGTAGTGTTATGCGCTTTTGCTAACTTGGGTGGATTAGGAGGAGGTATATCAGTATTGTCAATAATTTTAATATATTTTGGTATGGTTTCAATTGATATTTTTAATTCAATAAATGAAGAAAATATGTCGAAAGTTACTAGTTACGACCAAGCAAAAAGAACATGTAAAATTTCAAGAAGTGCTGAAATGATGAACCTTTTTAAATCTTTAAATCCATTCACTGGAGGTGGGAAAAAACTAACAGATGAAATTAAAAAATTTGGCAAAAAGGCAAACAAATGAAAGTGAAATAATAGTTATTTAAATTATAATATAAATATTATTTGTAAATTAAATTAAATTAAAAGAAATGCCAAAAAATAAACTTAGTAAAAAACCATTTGTAAGTATATGTACTCCAACATTTAATAGACGTCCATTTTTTCCTTATATAATTAAATGTTTTGAGAACCAAACATATCCAAAAGATAAAATGGAATGGATTATTATTGATGATGGTACGGATAAAATAGAGGACCTTGTCAAACACATTCCTCAAGTCAAATATTTTAAGTATGACGAAAAACTAATGTTAGGGAAAAAACGCAATTTAGCTCACGAAAAGGCGTCAGGAGAAATAATAATAAGTATGGATGATGACGATTATTACCCAGCAAATAGAGTAAGTCATGCTGTAGATATGCTAAGAACAAATCCAAATGCTATGTGTGCTGGTTCAAGTGAAATGTATATTTATTTTAAGCATATTCAAGCAATGTATAAATTTGGGCCATACGGTCCTAATCATTCAACCGCAGCTACGTTTGCTTTTAGAAGAGAATTATTAAAGGAAACAAGCTTTGAAGATAATGCTGCAGTAGCCGAAGAGAGATATTTTTTAAAAGGATATACAGTTCCTTTCGTTCAGTTGGACCCGATGAAATCAATCCTTGTATTTTCACACGAACATAATTCGTTTGATAAAAAGCATTTATTAGAAAATCCAAATCAATTTATGAGTGTTTCAGATAAAAAGGTGGAAGATTTTGTGAAGGAACAAGATTTAAAACAATTCTTTATGAATGATATTGATGGCTTATTAAAAATGTATGAGCCAGGAAAACCAGAAAATAAGCCGGATGTATTAAAGCAATTAGATGACATAAAACAACAAAGAGAAGAAATGGTCGCACAACATCAAAGAAAACAATTAGAATATCAAGATACAATAAATAAGGTAAATCAAATGTATGGAGTACCAGGAAATCAAAATTTAATAGCAAATTATGAAAATAGAATGAATCAAATGTCAGTAATTATGCAAGAGTTAACAATGGAAAATAAATTATTATCTGATAAAGTGAAATATTTGGAAGATAAAATAAGGCAAATAATAAAAGAGCAAATAGATAAATCAAAATTAAATAAGATAATTTAAAATAAATATTTTAAATAATTAAATAATTATTTAAAGAGATATACATTAATATACTTATAATAATAACAAAATGGAATATGATGATAGATATACACCTCTAGAGGCAAACGATTATGATGGTCCAGATTTTAACCAAGAAAGCGCATTAAAAAAGTCTAAGGTTTTGAATAGAGGTTATCATAAGATTTCAAGAAATGTTTTGCTTAGTAATAATAAAACTAAGAGAGTAGAAATTGGAGTATATGGTTCTGGTTCCCATGAATCTCCAATTAGGAACGCAGAAACTGGTGAATATTATAGGCAAAAGGTTGGTACAATGGATGAAGACTTATTTTTTAAAGTTATGATATCTACTGGTGAGATTCCAACAGGACCTATTACATTATTTTATGATAGTCCAGAGCATTATGAAAGACACCAATACCTGGAGCTAGATGGTCTTACTAAAAAAAGATGGGAAGTTAAGAGGCAGTTTAGGCTAGATATTTTGAATCAACAAAGCAAATTAAGGACCAAATCAAGGCTATAAAATATTTTTAAATAAATATTTTTTAATATATATTTTATAATAATTAATATAATTATTATAAACTAAATCCAAATATAATATTTTATAAAGAATTTATTTAATCGCAAATAATATCCGAATCATCAATTTCAATTTCAATTTCATCCGCGGCATTTTCTTTAGTATACTTATCTAGATATCTGTATATTCTATTAATATCCAGCTTTGTTATTTCATAATTTTCAAATAATAGTAAAAGTTGGCTATCATCAAAACTATTTTTCAATTCAAGAAAAAAGCTAAATAAATCTTTTTTATCCATTCCAAGCTGCTGACATAAATTTTGAATAAAAAGCGAGTTATTATATTCAGTCGAATATTTGGTTAAAACTTTGGTAAATCTAACTTCAGTAGGGTCATATTTTTGCTTCTTTTTAAAAGATTCGTGATATAATTTATTATTCTTAAATGTTTTAATTAATGAACTCATTTCATTGAATTGCCAAATTTGTTTTTGGAATGTGATTCTGTCAATATAGTCAGAAAAGCACATATTATCTAATTGCTTAATATAGAACGGAATTGAAATACTTTTGTCTGTTTTTCCAAGTACGTCGATAATATTTTCGTGCCATAATAAACCAACAATTGTTCTATCTGTTTCATTCATAATTGTATTATGGTCGTCGATAGCATAATTATTATTTATAAGCTTGTTAGTAATTTTCTTAGTGTCATCATTATATGATTTCAATTGAAAAATATCATCAATAATGTTGCTCTTAAAAATATCGGGTTTATTATTATAAATACTATAAATATTATTCATTTTTCTAATATCTCCTTGTACGTAGTTAATAATTTTAGATTTAATATTATCTTCAAGCGTGGGTATTAAAGTTTTTATTATTCCAAAAACTTGAAGTGGTGTTGGTGTTTTAAGCTCAATAACATTACAAACCTTCATAAGCTCTTTGATTTTTTTATCAATATGATAATTACCAATACAAATAATAGGATTCATTGAAACCTCTTCTAACTTTTGTTTTTTGGTTTTTTTGGGTCGAATAAGCTTAATAAGAGAATTAATTCCGCCTTTATCACCATTATTCATGCCATCAATTTCATCCATAATAATTGCGATTCTTTTAACCTTATTATTAAATAGACTCATAATATTTTTATCAGACATATTATGCTTTGTAATATTATCAATAATCGATTTATTTCTTATATCTCCAGCGTCATATTTAATAATGTCGTAATTCATTTCTTTTAATATATTAGTAACAAACGTAGTTTTTCCTGAGCCAGGGTCACCATAAACATAAATTCCTTTTTTAAAAAGAAGATTATTTTTATTTAGTTCAAAATTAATTAGTATTTCTTTAATAGCGGAGGCTTTTTCTTCTCTATTTAAAATTTTGTTGAAGTTTAGGTCTTCCATCTTATATGTTTAATAATATTCTTTTTATGTTGATTTTTACATAAACCAAGTTTTTCAAGAAAATCGTTAAGAAAAATTCTACATTTTTCCGAATTATTTTCAATACAAAATCCTTTAATAAAATAAACATAATTTTTATAAGTTGCGTTTTTATAAGTATACTCTTTAATTTCAAACCATTTTAAATAATTTTCTTGAACGATTTGTTGAAAAACAAAATCAAAATCGCGGTAAACAATAGTTCTAATATAATTTTCGAATTTAATACTAGGTATTTTATATCTTATTAAATGATGCCTAGTTATATATTTTTCACGATTAACAAAAATTAATTTTTCTTCTGAAATATATTTGTTGATTTCATTAACTATAAAAAAAGGTAATTTATTAATATGATAAAAAATATTTATATTTTCATTTTTTTTATCATTTACATTTTGTATTTGATTCATTATGTCTATAATTATATATATTGTAATATTTATAATGTTATAAAATAAATATTAAATTTATTCATCGTCTTCTTCAGTTGTTGTATCTTGATTACAAGGATTTTCTACACCATATGTGATGCCATCCCAAGACACATCGCAATTATCAGCCCACTTGTATTTAGCACACATGCCATTATCACCAGTAAATATTGATGAAGTAAATTTCATATTTTGGTGTTTTTTTCCGGATTGTGCCGAACAAGTTCCTAAATCTTTAACATTAATACAAGTAGTGTTATTTCCTGAACCATCAGCTATCCACCAATCAGGGCAGTCAGGTACTAATGGAGGCCACGTTTCTCCACTAGACCCACCTAAAACTAAACCAAAAAAAACTAAAGTTATAATTAAAACAATTATAGCAATAATTAAAACAATTTTTTGAAATCCTTCCATTTGTATATAAAATAAATATATATAATTTTTCTATTTAAGTAATATAAATGAATAGTTCAAATGGAAGAGTAGATATTAAAACTCCAAATACTTCAACTTTATTTGAAATGTACGATAAAATACCAGCACATCAATGTACTACATTTAGGAATCCAACTGAAGGTCTTTGGGACGAATCATCTTTATCAAATGCTTATTTCTCTCATCAAAACATTCAGATACTTCAAAATGGAATAAGAGCAGGTGTATATCATAAGTCAAACGGGCAATACATAATAGGTCCTCAAGATTGTGATTCTTTGAAAATTGTAATGCGAAGTGTATTTTTACAAAATTCTTCTAATCTGCCAAACAATATACCAGAACAAATTGAAAACTTAAATAAGATGGTTTTGAATTTTTGCATTCAACAAGTGTATAGTGAAGCTCAAGGCTATATGAAATATATAGATGATGCTAGTACCCTAGTAGTACCAATAGCTCATCCAGTTATGACAGATAATAGTGATAGAGAATTGACTTTGAAACCATGGTTTTAGAGAGAAAAAGTTTTTAAATAATTAAATAATTAAAAAATAAAAAATTTTATTTATTTTTTAATTATTTAATTATTATTATTATAATTATTCAAATTCTTAAGCATCAACAATAACAATCTTTTTAACAGATTTCTTAACTACTGTTCCCTTTGAAACCACTTTCTTTTTTTTAGTTTCTGTTCCATCCATAAGTCTTTGTCTTTCTTCTTTATAAATAATATATTCTTCCCTCAAACTATCTAGTTCAGAAGACCACATTTGATTTATAGTTGTAGATTTAATAGTTTCTAATTCAACTGCTTTAGCGCCTTGTTCTTTGAATATTTTTTCCACATTTTCATCAGTAACTGAATCCATTGGCATTTTAGTTAAGTACTTATACTCTTCATCATCTCCAATAATGTTGTATCCCTTATCTTTTAACATTTGAATTACCTGTTGTTTGTTCTTTTTTCTCAAATCAATCGTGTCATCCAAATTTTCTTTAATATATCTTGCTTTATTTGACAATAAAACTAATTCTTTTTCAAGAGCATCAATCATATATTCTTTTCTAGTTTGATACATTTGTAACCTTGTTTCAAAATAGTCATCAATAATTTCTTCAACCTTTTCATATTTTTTCAGCTTATCATTTGCATCAAATAGATGCATATTTGTATTGGTATTAGTTGTATATAATTTAAATAATTTTTCTATTCCATTACAATTATGGTCGACAGTTGTTGCTTCTAATTCTTCTATTTTCCCTTTTTGAAGTGTAATTGTAAAATCAATTGTAGTATCCTTACTCATATCATCATAATCTTTTACGATTGACACAATTTTTTTGCCTTCTTTATCAACGCCAGGTTCAATAAGATTTTCTAAATGTTCTTTAAAATTTTCAGTCCAAAAACCAACAGGTAATTCAGTAACACGGATTTTATCAGGTCCAACTTTTTCGTAACGTCCTTTTATTAAGAATTTAGACTCGCTAATTTTTTCAACTGTTCCTTGAAATCCTTCATAATATGGTACAAAATCTAAATTATAAACTTCCGAATTCAACTTTGATTTAAGATAACCAATAACTTGAAGAGGGTTATAACTCATGATATCAGTACTAAATCCAGTTCCAATTCCTTTAGAACCATTAATAAGAATCATTGGAATAATTGGAGCATAAAATATTGGCTCAACCGGTGTTCCGTCATCATTTAAATATTTCAAAATAGCATCGTCTGTTTGAGGAAAGATAGAACGAGTTAATTTATTTAATAATGTAAATATGTATCTTTCAGAAGCACTATCATTACCACCTTGTAACCTAGTTCCAAATTGTCCGGATGGAACAAGCAAATTAATATTATTAGAACCAACAAAATTTTGTGCCATTCCAACAATTGCTCCATTTAAGCTTGCTTCTCCGTGATGATAACAAGAATGCTCTGAAACATAACCAGTAAATTGTGCTACTTTAATTTCTGTAGTTAAATTCTTTTTAAACGCAGCAAACAATATTTTTCTTAAACTAGTCTTGAGACCATCCATCAAGTTAGGAATGCTTCTATCACAATCGTATTTTGAGAAATGAATTAATTCTTTACTAATAAAATCTTCATAAGAAACAGTTGGGTTATTTGTATCTAGGTAAGATTCACGATTATAATCTTCTAGCCAATCCTTTCTATCATCTGCTCTCTTTTTATTAAATACCATATCAATCGCATCATCGCTGAGTTTGCCATTGTGTTCGAAACCAACAATCTTTTTTTGTTCGAAATATTCGCGAAACTCTTTGCCTGTACTGGTACCTAATCCTTTATAATATTTAATTTTCCATCCCTTAATATCATTACTATTCTTCCATTCTTCATATTCTCCCTCATTATAAAACATTAGTGTTTGACTAGACTTATTTGCCTTTAAGATAGGAGTATTCATAAATCCAATAAATCCTGGAATTTCAGCAAGTGTAGGCCACTCAGCTTGAAACAGATTAATTCCTAATCCTTTAATATGACTGCCATCTAAATCTTGGTCGGTCATAAATAATACTTTACTATATCTCAAGGAAGAATTAACTTGTTCCATTGACAAATATTTTTTACCAATTTCCAAGCCAAGAATTTTTTTAATTTCAGCAATTTCTTTATTTTCTAAAATCTTTTTAGCGGTTTCGCCTCGCACATTTAATAGTTTTCCTTTCAATGGATAGACGCCAATAGTATTGCGGTCTTCAGAAGATAATCCAGAAATAATACCAGCCTTTGCCGAATCTCCTTCGCAAAAGATAATAATACAATCTTTTGATTTTTCAGTTCCAGCCCAATTAGCATCAGTTAATTTAGGAATTCCTCTAATGCTTTTGATTTTTGAGCCATCATTTTTCTTTGCTGCTTTATTTTCTTTTACTTCTGTTAGAGCACATGCCGCATCCATTACTCCCATTTTTGCGACTTTTTCAATAAATTTATCAGTTACATCGCACTTAGAACCGAATTTAGAAGAAGGAGTATTCATATAATCTTTTGTTTGACTGTCAAAAGCTGGATTCTCAACATCACATCTCAAAAATAAAATAAGTTGTTCTTTAATGCTATTAGGATTAACTTTTACCTTCTTCTTTTTCTCAATAAAATCGACTAATTTTCTGGTAATTTGATTAAGAATATATTCTACGTGTTTGCCTCCTTTTGCGGTATGAATTCCGTTAACAAATGATACTTGAATAAACTCACTAGTTGGAGATAATGCCACCGCATATTCCCAACGTTCGCCATTATCTTCATACACTCTCGGTGAAACGGTTTTATCTCCAATATATAAATCAATGTACTGTTGAAAATTCTTAATAGGAATTAAACTAGAATTATACTTGACTTTTAAACTTTTATCTGTTACGGCAGCAACATCATATACACGTTTTTTTAATAATGAAATTATGTCAGGACTTAATCCATTGATTCCAAGACGCGCATAATCAGGCTTAAATGTAATTTTTGTATATGGTTTTAGCTTACACTTTGTAATAGATGGTTTACAAATTTGGTCTAAATTATTATTAAATTCTTGTCTATATTTTAGCCCTCTAATATGGTCGACAGTTTCCACTGAGCCTTGAGTAGACCAAATAAGTACTAGTTTAAATCCAAAACCATTTTTACCACCAACAATTTTCTTTTCAGTTTTATCATAATTAGTAGATGTTCTAAGATGCCCGAAAATTAATTCAGGAATCCATATTTTATATTCAGGATGTTCTGCGACATCAATTCCATTTCCATCATTTGACATTGTAATAGTACCATCTTCTTGAATAGATATATCAATATTAGTAACAGGTAATGCATTTTCAACATTATTTGCAACTGCTTGTAACATACGAATAACATGATCGCGGCAATTTACAATACCTTCATCAAATAATTTGAATAAGCCAGGAATATATTTTATATTTTTTTGAATAATCTTAGTACCATCTTCGCTAAGAATCCATAAATTTTCATCAACTTGTTCGATAGAGCCAATATAGGTATCCGGATTATCCAGAATATGACCTTTATCAGTCTTCTGTTGATATTTATTTGAAAGTTCTAAATCACTTGCGGTGTTCATATTTGTCTTATAATAATTTAAACTATTGTGTTTAAATTATTTCAATTTTTATTTAAAATAAAAATATAGAAAATAAAATACATATACTTTTTATACATGCCTTCACGTAAACATTTTGCCCCTGGTAGAAATTCTAATGCTTCAAGATTAATAAATTATAATGCATTAATCGAATCATATTCAAAAAAAATAGTTTGTAATTGTTATCAAGAAGAATACAAAAAATTTACATCACAAGCTCCATCTATAAATACATCAAAATCGCAAAGAATATCCCAAGTTATAAGTAGTAGTGTAGGTGGTAGTACTCAGTTTGGTAACTATTATTTAGGAGAACCTGTAGTATTTAATTATTTAGGTCGTGTTGAAGGTCAACCTGGTGGAAGTGGGACTCCTTTGAGAAATCGTTTTTAAACTTTAAACCTATATTAAACCGCGTTTTATCTTTTTATTTAGAAGAAAAATATATTTTCTCTAATAAATTTATAATGACACGATTCACAAAAAGCGCTCACGGCAAATATATTGTTAGTGGTAAAAGTTATGATATGTTAATTGGAACTCGCGCCCAAGTTTGGCACGGAACAGCATTCAAGACTTCTGGAGGTCTTACAAAAAGCCATATTATGCAAAATAAGAATGGACGCATTGTTTCTAGATCCAAACACGCAAGTGCCAAACGAGAGAGACGTCTAATTAGGGCAGGTTATGGTACTCAAAAAGGCAAATTTGGAGCTGTTAAGTTACATGGAAAATCAAGCCGTCGCCATTCTAAGTCTCGTCGCCATGGTAAAAAGAGAGGAGGAGGAATCAATTTTGCTTTAAGCCCAACTGAATATGATGGTGCAGGAGTTGGAACATCTGGAAATGCCGTTCAATTTGCTGCTGGAATGGGAAATTAAATATAAAATCAAGTAAAATCAAGTAAAATAATTTAATTCAAAATGACAAAAATTTAAATTTAATATTTTTGTTATCTAAGTATATACTTATGAAAGTAATAACATTTATTATAATAGTTTTTATTGTTTCGGCATTATCTGATATAATATTAAATTTATTATCTAATAATCGGTTAACAAAAGAATATAATTTAAAAATTATACTATCATTAAAACCTTATTTTAAAAATAAATCTATGATTCAAAGTGCTGTATACGCTGGTATAACAATTATAGTTGCGTTATTAATAAATATGCTAATATCTAAAACTATTTTTGGATTTTATGTACCGAGAAATAATAGTGAATTAATTAAATTTATTTGTATAGCGTTTCCATTAGGATACGTAATAGATATTATGATAGACAAATTCAAGATTTTTGGAAGCACTTTGAATTTATATTATAAGGCAGCAGGTGCGGGGTTATGGGGAGCTCTAGCATTTGTATTTTCAATAATAATTAGTTATTTATTAGCCAGTCTGTTTCAATAAATTTTTCATAAACAATATGTTCGCTTATCTTGTTATATAAATATTTTTCAAAATATCGTTTACTTATTATAAATTTATATGATTTAGAATTACAAAAAATTACATAATAATTATAAGCATCATCAAATGAAATAAGTGTTACTGGTTCGTTTTTATTTAATTGATTTTTAATAAATTCAAATGATTTTATAATATCTTTAGATTTATTCCATAAAACACAACTTATGTTTAAAACATATTTATCTTCTATTATCTCAATATTTGGAAAAAAATGTTTAAGTATTTTGACTACATTTTCTTCACTAATATTTCCGCTTGATAATAAAAGTTCTTCGTTATTTTGTTTTACCCAAGTTTTAAACAACATACATAATTCGTCAATTTCTAATTCTTCTTCAAAATCTTGTGGTTCATTAATAATAATTGTTTTTTCCCAGAATTTAATAAAATCACTTTCAATAGGTAAATATTTACTTGTAATATTAATAAAGGAATCCGTTGATTCATCATAACTAAATGTTTCTTTTAACAAATTTTTTAATGTATTTGAATAAATCATATTAGGCAGAGAGAGACTCGAAATAAATTGTTTCCAAATAAAATGAACGTTTTTCCATTCTATTTTAGTAGTACTAATATTTGTATCAATACTATTATCATTATTTGTTGTTTGAAAACATTTAGAACAAAATTTAGATATAATTTCTTGGTGTGGAATATTTTTTAAATAGTATGAATAATTTTTTAATTCTTCATCCGCTTTAGTATTCAGGTAATTATCTGAATTTTCATGACGAGTAGAATAATGTGTAGCAACACATATTAAATCAAGACCATTTTTCATTAATGTTTCTTTCCATATATCAATAGATGAATTTTCATTCACTTTAATTAATCTACAATTATCATAAGAATGATTTTCATGGTATTTTACAATAAAATTATTAGTAATATTTGTAAACCCAATTGAAAAATATGAAATAGTATCAATTTCAATTAATAATTTTTTTATTTTAGAATTAGCTAAAAAAATTAAATTTTGATTTTTTTTAAGAATATTATCTCCAAGAATAGTTAAAAAATATTTAGCTTGGTTTTTAGTATTAAAAATATAAGGATAAAGAATATTTAATACATTTTGTATAGTATCTGTTTCTGGAATAGTTGTAAACAGACTTCTCTCTTTTATTTGTTTTAAGATGTTAAATTTAGTCTTATGCTTCCATTGTAATAATATTCTGTCCTTTGAAATATTAGATAATAATTTATGGATAATATCATCATCTTTTATAATAAAATAATTTTTACCAGTATACTCATAAAAGCAATTGTTATTAGGCAAATAATAATACTGATTTTTATTTAAAAAAACTTGAATAAAAATTTGTTGTTCGTTTGTTAAATACATATTACGATTAACTCTTTTTTCGTGATTTTTTAATTCGTTATCAAGCACACTTGGTAAATAATTAACAACGTGGCTATGTATACGTTGTAACATATATTCATTATTTTCATATTTTTGAAATAACTCCTGAATAGAATCAAGACATTTTTGTTTTATATCAATAGACATTCTAAGTATAATAATAAAATATGTTTAAATATTTTTGATACTTTATATATAAATATTTGGGTCATAATTACAAATTTTACAATTTTCATGAAATGTATCTTGCCCGTAATGCCCGTATTTTTTATCTGATGTTTCTACTGCTAACATTGGATAAATTAAAGCTCTATTACCTTCCTTTGTTATCGTCCAATCAGCGCTAAATGGTTGTAACGTATTATCATTTAACGATTTAATAGCATATTCAATTGTATATTTATCTAAAATATATTTAGCATGTTTTTTTGTTAACATATACATTTGTGTACCCCATAAATCATCAGGATAATTGTGATATTTATATTTGAATTCATTATTAATATCTTTTAAATCAAGACCTACATAGTTTGATTCTATTTTAAATGGAATTAAATATCCCAAAAGTAAAATATCTAAGTTCATTAATTTAAAATCTGTTATAATATCTGGTAATATTTTACAAAAATCTTTATGAATATATACATCATCTTCACAAAATATTCCATATTCTTTTTCACTATTTTCATAAAAATTTTTTATCATATCAATATGTCCTAGCATACAACACCAACAACCGCCACCGCCATTATTAAAAATTCTTGGGTCATCAATACCTACACCATCATAAAAAGAACAATTAATTTCTAATTGTTTAAAACGTGCCTCCATTTGTGATTTTCTAACTGGATTTTTAAAAGAAAGACAATAAATATCATAATTACTATTCATTATAATATAAATTACTATTTTGTGTTTAAATATTTTAAATACATAAGTATTTAAAGATTATTAAGAAAAATAAATTATAATGTCAAATTTCACTGAAAAATCACAAAAAAATATAAATAATTTTTCAACCGATGGTAATGTTCTAACTATTAAAACCGTACAGATTGCTCCATTTAGAACACTTATGACAGCCTTAAAAGATATTCTTCTTGAAACGAACATTAGTTTTCAACCTGATGGAATTCGTATTATTAATATGGATAAATCTCATACTATTTTAGCCCATCTTTATTTAGCCGCTCAAAATTTTGAGTTTTATGAGTGTAAAAAGGAGAAAATTATTATTGGTGTGAATATGTTTCATCTTTTCAAGTTGATTAACTCTATTGATAATGATGATACGCTTACTATTTATATTGAAAATGCTGATTATATTGATGGAATTGTTTCTCATTTGGCTTTGAAGTTTGAGAATGGAGAGATTAAACAATGTAAGACCCAGAAGCTGCGACTCATTGAACCTGAACCTGAGGAGCTAGAATATCCAGATGTTAAGTTTTCTTCAATTATTAATTTACCCTCTGCTGATTTTCAGAAAATTATTCGAGACCTTTCTTGTATTTCAGATAAACTAGAAATTAAATCTGTTGGCAATGAACTTATCTTTAAGTGTTCCGGACAATTTGCTTCTGCTGAGATTCATCGGGCTGAATCTGACGGCTCAATGGGTTTTGTTTTAAAACAAGATTCATCAAAGGTTATCCAAGGAGAGTTTTCTCTAAAAAACTTGGGGTATTTTATTAAATGTACTAATCTTTGTTCTCAAATCGAGGTATTTCTAGAAAATGATTTACCTTTAGTAGTTAAATATGATGTAGCAAGCTTGGGTACTATTAAATTATGCTTGGCAGCTCTTCCTTCATCATAAATAATTAAATGAATAATTAAATAATATATTATATAAATTTATATAATATATTGTAATTAGGTCAAGTTATTAATTAATTCTTTATTATCATAAAAATTCAAATTATCTTTATTATAATTTAATAAATCTTTTATTTTTTTATCATTTCTATTTATTTTTTTATTAATTAAATTAATTATTTCAATCCGTAGACACTTATTATTTTGATAATAATTACAAATAATATTACTGTTAATATATTTATAAAAATTGTCATTATCTTGATTTTCTTCAATAGAAAAAAATAAATCTAAATAAATTAATAAATTATAAAGATATTTAGTATTATTCATTCTCAGGCATTTATCAATATTTGTATTAATTAACCACCATGAATGTAAAGGTTTTAAATAATTACTAATGATACCTTCATAATCACCATAATAAAAATCAAATAGTTCGTAATTTTCTCGCTGAATAATAGTCATTACAGCCTCTTCAAGTTGATACCAATTTTCATTATATATTTGTTCTGTTTTTTGTTTAAAAAGCTCTCCATATTTAAGTAAATTTTCTTTAGAACCAGAAAATAATCCAGCAGCACAATTATGCCAAATATTTTCAAAATATTTTTTAGGTTCACTATTCTCTATATATGGATTGATACATAATTGCTTTATTTTATCAGGTACACAATTAATCCATTCATGAATTAGTTCAGTATTTTTAGCTACATGATTAATACCAAAATCCATCCAAATAAAATGACTGCTATTAAATGGATTTAGTTCGATTGCTTTTTCCATAAAATAAAATTTATTATTAGTTAAAGTTATGTATAATGGTGTTTCATGTTTTAAATCACCATTATGTATAAAAAATTTACTTTGTAATTCTTTTAATCTTTCCAAATATTTGTAAAAATATGTTTTTGTAAAACTTATTTTACAAATATTTGTTAATTGTAATAAATTTAATTCATTTCTACTATTATAAATATATTTATATGTTTCAATATCGTCATCATCAATAAAAAATATAACCGGATATGGTAATAATAATATGAATTCTTGAGCTAATTCCAGATATTCATTTTTTTGTCTATTATCATTAATATGAGTATTATCAAATTTGCGTATGTCATAGAACATTGTTACAATTGTTGGATAATTCATTTATATAAGTAATACTTCATATATTTACTTTAATATTTTTTTCCAAGAATATATATTATATAATTGATTTTGTGTCATATGTTTTTGTATTAGTGCTTTTTTTTCAGCGATATTAATGGTATTAATTTTTTCTTTTAATTGACTCCAATTATCAAAATAAACAAATAATTCTTCATTTTCAGGTAAATACCATTCTGATAGTAAAATACTATTTATTTTTATTTCTTCAATTTTAGTTTTTTCTTCCCAATAATACCAATTATAGTTAATAAGCTCAAATATAAATTTTTTTGATGGTATAAAATATATTATATTATATGCTAAATTTTCATATAATGATTGAATATTTGTTTGGTATGGCATATGAATAATTCCTGTATATTCACAAATATGATAGTGGTCTTTAAATCTTTGGTAATTTTCACCATAAATATCATATTTAATATTTAAATTATCTAAAAATATTCTATAATTTTCTATTTTTGTACCTCTATTGTATATAAAAAAATTATCTGTAATAGGCATTATAATATTGTTAGAAGGTATATTAGGTATTAATCGAATTATGTTATCATCTTTAAAAAAAATATTATATAATTTTGCGAAATACATATCATATTTATTATCTGCTGAAAAAATAACTCTTTCATGTTTTGAGATACTTCTGTATAGATTATAAAAATTTGGATCTTCAACTCCCCAAATACCCCAGTTAAATCTATTTGTAATGTATATTATAATATTAGCTTTATGTTTTTCAATATTTTGTAAAAAAGGTCTAGCAACCATAGATGTATCTGTAAAAATTACATAATCAAACTTATCAATATATTTTTCATATCTGCTCCAAATATTATTTGATTCTGTTTCATTAATATAATATCCATAATCCCATTTTTCTGTAGTTAGATTTAAATTTAATAATTGGCACATATTTTCAATATTTTTTGTTGTTCCAATATGATTAGTTATATGTAATATATTTTTCATTTTATATAAAAAAATATCAATTATCTTCTTGATTTTTTCTAAATCATTTTCTTTAAGCTCATCTTCATAAGTGTAAATCTCCAAATCGTAAATATATAAATTTTCTTTATTATAAGAACAAATGAAATCAAATGTTTTATTTTCAACCTTAAAACATTTTATACAAATAAATTTATAGTTAGTTATATTTTGCATTAAAAAATTGTTAAAATTAACTATTTCTTCAATACAAATATTATCATAATATTGAATAAATAAAAAAATTTTTAAATCATCTGATTTTATTGTTTCCTTAAATCTATTAACATATTTTTTATATTTAATAAATTGGTCTTCTTCTAAAAGATTGTAATGTCTCCACATATGAAAATTATTATAATCACACAATTCTTTTTTAATTAATAAATGGTTTGATATATTTTTACTTTTTAATATTTCATCATTATATAAAATATTATAAGATGCATTTTTATCCCAACAAGGATTATTTGATTTAATATTTTCTTTATTTAATAAAATTTCAAAATCATTTTCAATTACACTTTTTATAAATGTTAAGGAAGAAAACATCCAATCAAATGGCATTGTCTTTGAAATGTAATTCATTTTATTTATTGCTTTTTTTGTAATACAATGAGGACCTAAACTAATTATATTATAATTCATAACAGTGTTATAATATATAAATTTAATTTTAAGTTAATTAATATTTTAAGTATATTTTATAATAGAATCTATATATTTTTTATCATAAATACCAACTTTTGTTTCTCTATCCCAAACGCTATATGTTATTAAAACTCTTTCATCCTCAACGACTAAACCTAAGCAATACTCAATTGGTTCTGTGTGAAATTTGAATGGTGCTGAATAACGTAATAAATTCATTGATTCATCAAAAATTGCAATTATATGATAATAGTGTCGCGGGGTTTCATAAGAAACCATATGAAGGACAAACCAAATTTCAGTCTCATTAATACTAATATTAATATTATCATTTGTATTGTTATTACTTGCTAAACTGGTTTTTTTTATATAATTAAAACCACATGTAGAACCTCTTGCATGTGAAAAAATCCTAGGCATTTCTTTAGTTTCAATTAAATCAAGCGATTTTTTTTCTTGACTAATTTTACATATCTGAAGAGGATACCATTTATAAATAACATTTATCGTTTGATTCATGTCAACAAAAACCCAATTTTTTTCACAAGTACTCTGGCAAAATGGTCTAATTTCATCAATAGATGATAGTTTATGTTCTTTTACATTATATTCACCACTAACAACCCCAATGCTATTATTTTTATGATAACCAGTTCCAATATATAACATCTTATTAGAATAATTATCAAAAATTATTCTTACATCTTCAATGCCAATATATCGTCTATCTTCAAAATTAAATTCTAAAAAGGCATCATCAATAATTTTAAAATCAGTTGTCATTTTAATATACTTATTTTGAGTAATAATGTATTTATCACAATTTAAATAAGAACCATTTTCTGTAATATAATAATTTACATATCTAACATTCATTAAATATCCTTTTTTATCTTCAAATGGATTAGGTATCAAACAAGATGAAGAAGAATAAAAAAGTGTATTGTCATTATTAATATTTTTTGAAACACTGTTGCCTAAATTAATAACCTGAGATGGTTTTAGTATATCTTTATAGAATTTCATATTAGAAAATAAGTTACTATTAGTTGAACCATCCCCACAATTATTTAAAACTGTCACGATTTGGTCGTTAATATTATTAACACCAACATAAGCAGCAAAAATTGTAAACTCATAATCTAATTTGTATGTGTAAATATCATTATGTAAGAATAAAAAAGAATCTCTATTAACATTCTTATTTTTAGCTAGTGACTCTTTTGCCATATTATAAAAAATTTGGGCTAGTTTGCTTTTAGATGTATGTCTATAATGATTTATAATTTCGTATAAATTTTCAACACGTGATGGTAAAAAATCATACGCATTCATCCATGTAAAAATAGCATCTGCTGTTTTACCCATTTTTTTATAACATAACCCAATTCTATAATAACTGTACCATATTTCTTGGTTCCAACCACCAATTTTAATTCTTTTCTCATATGTTTCGATTGCCTTTTCATAATTACCTATATCATGATAGCTATTAGCTAAGTAAAAATGATATCTCTCACTGTTATTAGGTTCAAAAATAATTCCATCTGAAAGAAGTTTAATATCTCGTTCAAACTTATCATTTTTACATCCTCCATCACCATAATCGGTTATAAATAATTCATCTTTCGCAATGTGTAATACTTTGTTATTACCAGGTGTAGAAATATATTCATGGGTAACCCCGACATAACTGAATAACCCATTATTTTTAACTATTCTCATATTTTGATAATAAAAATCATTATTTCCTTGTAAAATATAACATGAATCTGCTATCAAAAGTTGTGTTTTTTCAAAATTTTTAATTTCTAATATCATATCAGCATCCATTAACAAAACATAATCAGACATATTTAGACAAGACTTTAAAGCAAAGTTTCGATTATGTGCGAAATTTTTAAATGGCTCATTAACAATTATACCAGGTATATTCTTACTTGCAAAATAAGTTTTAATTAATTCAACAGTATTATCAGTTGAACCGGTATCGCAAATACAATAACAATCAATAATATTAATAACAGAGTCAAATAATCTAGTAATAATTTTACTTTCATTTTTAACAATCATATTTAAACACAATGTGGGAGATAATGATTTATGATATTTTTCTTGTAAATACATTTAATAAATTATTTTGTTAGTTGTTTTTAATATATAACTTTAATAATTTATTAATAATTTATTAATAAATTATTAATACAATTATAAAATATATTTTTTATAATTTTATATATAATATGAGGAGTTATTCAAATTATTTAGGTTCAAAAAAATGTTGTGATTTAAGAGGTTTAGGACCACAAGGTCTAGTAGGACCTACCGGTGCTAAAGGACCAAGAGGAGATTACGGACTAACTGGTCCACCAGGACAAAAAGGAGATACTGGACCTACTGGAAGAAGTTGTAAAGGTCCAACAGGAGACGCAGGACCACCAGGAGTAGCAGGACCAGCAGGAGTTACAGGACCAACTGGACCAGCAGGACCTACTGGTGCTACTGGTGAACCTGGAGATAGGTATTTAACACCAACTGTTCCTGTAACTTTTCCAACTCCAGTATTTTCCGCGGTTCCAACTGAAGGTGGAGGTCCAATACAAGTAACAGTAAATCCAGGATTAGCATATATTACTGGTAATTCAATAATTGTAACAGGACAATCCCCACCACCTTTTAGTAGTTTTGAAGCAACAGTTATTTCTTATAATCCTATTTCAGGTGATTTAATCTTTGGAAATATTGTTAATTTAACAGGTCCGTGGACTGCTTTTACTGCTGCTAATGTTAACTTAGATGGAATTAATGGACCAACGGGACCAACTGGACCAGTAGGACCAACAGGCGCAGATAGTTCAGTTACAGGTCCAACTGGTATACAAGGTATTCAAGGTTCAACTGGGCCAACAGGTACGCAAGGTATTCAAGGTCCAACTGGACCGACAGGTATACAAGGTATTCAAGGTTCCACAGGACCAACAGGTACTCAAGGTATTCAAGGTCCCACAGGACCGACAGGTACTCAAGGTATTCAAGGCCCCACAGGTCCAACAGGTACTCAAGGTATTCAAGGCCCCACAGGTCCAACAGGTACTCAAGGTATTCAAGGCCCCACAGGACCAACTGGTACGCAAGGTATTCAAGGCCCCACAGGTCCAACAGGTACTCAAGGTATTCAAGGCCCCACAGGACCAACTGGTACGCAAGGTATTCAAGGTCCAACTGGACCGACAGGTACTCAAGGTATTCAAGGTCCAACTGGACCGACAGGTACTCAAGGTATTCAAGGTCCAACTGGACCGACAGGTACACAAGGTATTCAAGGTCCAACTGGACCAACAGGTACTCAAGGTGTTCAAGGTCCAACTGGACCGACAGGTACGCAAGGTGTTCAAGGTCCAACTGGACCGACAGGTACTCAAGGTATTCAAGGTCCAACTGGACCGACAGGTACGCAAGGTATTCAAGGTCCAACTGGACCAACTGGTACGCAAGGTATTCAAGGTCCAACTGGACCGACAGGTACTCAAGGTATTCAAGGTCCAACTGGACCGACAGGTACGCAAGGTATTCAAGGTCCAACTGGACCGACAGGTACTCAAGGTATTCAAGGTCCAACTGGACCGACAGGTACGCAAGGTATTCAAGGTCCAACTGGACCAACTGGTACGCAAGGTATTCAAGGTCCAACTGGACCGACAGGTACGCAAGGTATTCAAGGTCCAACTGGACCGACAGGTACTCAAGGTATTCAAGGTCCAACTGGACCGACAGGTACTCAAGGTATTCAAGGTCCCACAGGTCCAACTGGTACTCAAGGTATTCAAGGTCCAACAGGTCCAACTGGTACGCAAGGTATTCAAGGTCCAACTGGACCAACAGGTACGCAAGGTATTCAAGGTCCAACTGGACCAACAGGTACGCAAGGTATTCAAGGTCCAACTGGATTTACTGGTGATATAGGTCCTCCAGGATTACCTGGTGGACCAACAGGACCAACTGGTGATATTGGTCCAACTGGTGATATAGGACCAACAGGAGGAATAAATTCAATAGTAAATCTTGGAACACACTACTTTATAAATGCTACACCACCAAATGCTGGTAATACTGCTAAGTGGTTCGCATACTATGCTTATGCTACAACGGAACCTGGGTTTTTATTGGCTACTGATTTATCTGGTGGTCATGGTATTTGTTCACCAAATAACAAATATACTATTTATAATTATTATTGTAGTACAACTCTTGTAGAACCGGTTTTATCAGTAAATGTTCCTTGCGGAACTGTGTTAACAGGGATTTCTAATGGTCCTTGCGATAGGGTCGAAGCATTTATTGATGTAAGTAGTGTTGGTGGTCCCCCTTTTCCACCTGTATTTTATAGATGCTATTGGTATAACGCGAATGCTACTGAAACACTTGCTTTTGAATGGTCGGCCACAAGTGAATATATAGAATGGTATGTTACAAATATTGCTAGTCTTGGTCTTCCAAATAGTGTGTCAAAAATTATAGACGCCACAGGAGTGACACCACCAGGAGGAGTTTTAGTTCCGCTTCTTAAGGTAACAAATCATAGTCCTAGTTTATTTTAAAAATCAAATATTTATAATACATTGTTTTAAGATATAAAAATAATGAAATAAAAAAGTATATAATATATATAAAATGTCATTTACTAGATTTAATTATGACCCTTGCAGAACAAAAAAACAAATACAACAGTCAACAGATCCAGGGAGATGGATAATGAATGTGCCTGGAAATGGCTCTAATCCTGCTTATATGGAAGACCCTTTTATAAGAATACAAAAATGGGGCGCAAATTTAAGAACAAATACGATTAATTTAGAAAGTGACCTTCTAGGTGTAAATAGAAGTCTCAGTAGAGATTGTTTAGGAAAAGATAATTATAAAAACTACAATGTTCCAAATGAAGCTATACAATATCCATCTTC